TAATAGTTACTTCATCAAAATTCCCACCAGTGTTATATGGATTAAAATCATTTATTTTTAAATTTTTAAAGTTTGGTTTTCTTCTCTTATAAAATTTAAAAGAAGTTGTGTCTAAACGCCCACAACATAAAATTGTATTACAGTCTTCTTTAGCTCCATAGATTGAGTCAACAAATCCAATTATTTTATCATCAGCATTCTCTTTTGTAAAAACACCAATATCAAACTCCCAGCCACTACTAGCATATTCATTATTGCCAATTCCATAAGTATTCCACCCATTATTTCCGCAGTTTACATGAGTTAAGCTTAAGCTTTTTATTGTTTTTCCATTACATTTTGAAGTATCGAAATCCCAGACATTTCTCCATCCACCAGTTATTATACCAGTTTCAACAGAATTTAAAGTTCCTTTAAAAGTGCTACTGCCACTATAATTACCCCCAGCAAATCCCACATTATTTACATTCATTGGAGGTACGACAGTTTCAACATTTTCAGGAATTGTTTCATCCCAAAGTAAAATTCCACCTAACCCATTTCGGTTTAGAGGAAAAAGATTATTTTGCCAAGCTAATAGTGAACTTCCTGTTGTTGCAGCACCCAAGCCTCTTTGCCATTGCGGCGGCAAATAGAACGCATTTTTTATTGCATTCGTTATTGTATTCTTGTTTTCAAATTGTTCCTCTACTTTTTTCGTAGAGGGATTTATCATTTGAATTATTGATTTTCCTTTCATTTTTTACCTCCTAAATTGTTACATTTTCAACTATGGAACTTAAACCTATTTCTATGGTTTCATTTACATTAATTGCAAAAGTCTCATTCAAGCTTCCATATTCATTTTCAACTTCATTTATTGAAACATTTTCAACTCCAACAAAATTAGTTTCGTTAAAATTATTATTTACATTAATGCTAAAATTCTTTAGCTTTAGTTTAACACCTTGTGTTCTAGTATTTTCAGTAGATATCCATTCTCCACTCCTATAAATCCAATAAGGTAAAATCTGAACTAACTCACCATTTGAATATTGAACCTGTCTTATTGACAATAATGTAGTAAAACCTAATCCACTATATAAATTAACTTCTTCAAAACCATCCCTAGTTAAAATTACAATAGTGTTTGTAAAATCCTCACTTGTGTCAATTCTATCGAGAATATAAATCGTTTCTTGAGTATTTGGTCTTTTTATCCAAATAGAACCTTCTACAATACTTATTGCTGTAGGTTCATTTTCACTCACATAAACATTTAATCCAAGTCTTTCTTGAAAAGGAAGTTTTATTGTTAATTTTGTATTATATTTTTCAACATCATATAATTTTATTTTAAAAGAATTTGTAGGTAAATCTGACATTAAACTACACCGTCCTCATCTTTTAAAATATTAAAAGTGCCTCTTGCTTTTTTTAATTTTCTACCTAATGGGTCTACTAAAACTATTTTTAAAGTAAAAGTACCAAATAAATCATCGGTATCTGCATTACTTAATGTTATAAAAAAAGTAGTAATACTACCTTGTTTTAATTCACATAATCTATTAAAAACTAAAACATCTTCTTGTCCAATAGGAGATAGTTGAAAATAACAACTATATCCTACCATAGATTTTTCAACAGACTCGTCATCGGGTAAAATTTCTATATCGAATGTTTGACTATCTCCTGCAATCATTTGTATTTTACCTAAATCTGTTATTTGACTAATAGTTTCTGCCATTTTTTCACCAACTTACTTAATCTTTTTTGGTTATATTTTGTATTTTTTCTTTTTCTTTATTATAAATATTCTCTAAAACTTCTATGCAACTTCCAAAAATTTTAGACTGTTTACCTTTAACATCTATGTCATTTAAACTTATAACAACTTTAATTAACATTTCTAAATTATCTTTATCCATAATAATTCCTCTTTCTTTTTTAATATCTTCTATTGTCATCATATGAATATAAAAAACCATCTATAAACTGCAACGTATGTGTTACATCATTAGTATCTTTTACTGAAATAGTTACACTACCATCATATGTAGGATATCCATTTGACTCTATAAAAGCACCACTACCTAATTTAATTTTTTTATATCCATTACTTTCATGGTTAACGCTAAATAATTCATAAATTCCATCTACAACGGAAAAAGTACTATTAACTTTTACAGGATAGCTTTGCCCTAATAAATTTCCTGTAGTTAACGTAATTCCTGCTTGACTTTCTAGATTTAAAGTATATGTTGAAGAAATATTTAATCCAATATAATTACTTACAACATAACTAGATATTTCTGCTGGATTTTGTCCATTATTATCCCAATAGCAGACGCCTCTAAAAACACCTGTGTTTACTTCAAAATAATTTCCAACAAATGTATTTATTATACCTAAATCAGCTCTCAAACTTCCTACATCTAATTCATCTACATATGCTTTTGTAGCAACTAAAGTATCTAATTTAGTTAAAGGAACTGTTCCGTTGGTTAGCCAACTTCCACCCATACTTCCATTTACAAAAATATTTTGTCCGCCAGCATTTGATAATAAATTATTAGCATAAATATTACCATTAAAGGTTGCTGTAGTAGGAGTCCATGAGAATAAACTTAATCTACCATAACCATTACTTCCAATATAATCTCTAGTCGCAGGGTCTCCAGGAGCATATAGACCATTTGCTTCTGTAGTCCAACCACCAATTACAGAACTTTCTAATTTAATAGACTTTGCAACTATATCTCCATTAACATCAGCATAAAATCTATCTTCCCAAATATCTCCAACTTTAGTTTGAATTTTTAAACCATCTTCTGGATTTAATAATATTTTATTTTTATTATTAGTTAATGTAAAACTTGCGTTAATAAGTGTAGCACCATCTTTATCAAGTATAAAATTATTATTTTCATTGCTTATAACTAATTTTTCTGTAGCTACTAAACCACCTATTAAAGCATCTGCAACCACACCGTACATCTCAAGACCATTAAAAGTTATTTTACCAATGGCTTGAGAAACCGTTTGAAAGCTATCATCACTAAAACAAATTAAATTATTATTTATTCTTATTTGATGTGGGTCGAATAAATCTTCTCCAATACTTTTCCTACCTAAAATACCCCAAGAGCCAATAATAAAATCTTGATTTACACTATTTACAATTTCTTGTTTTGCTAAATCTAAGCTTTCAGTCATATAACTACTTATAGTGTCCAATAATCCACTTTTACTAGGTTCACTCCAAGTATTTGCTAAAATACTAACTCTATTAGAACTTTTTGCAGACTGATTAAACACATCTTCAAAAATATTTACATCTTTCATCATTCTGAAAGTTTCAGAAAAAGTAAATGTACTACTAGATAAATCATCATAATTTAAACTTATTTGTAATAATCTAGGTTTAATCCAAGTATTTCTATCTATTTCTACATAACAGCAAATACCTAATTTAGTTTTCCCTATAAAAGGTTTAAAAGTTTCCATCATTAAGTAATTATCTATACTAACTTTAAATTCATAACAAGGTCTTGATAATTTTTCAAAAATAGTTAAACCTTGCGATAATAATTCTTGAGCTATTTCCATTTTTTCTTTTTCTGTCATAATAGAAGTGTAAATGAAATTTTCATTTACATAGCTACCTGTTTTTATATAAAATTGCATTTCATCTTGTAACTCTAAAGAAAAATTAGCTACATTGTCTATAGCTAAAGAATTAACTATTGTTTGTATAGAAGCTATTGTATTGTCATAGTCATCTTTTATATTTTCATATTCTTGCTTTAAGACATTATATTCAGCTTGTTTAATAAGTTCATCATTATATAAAGCTAATAAAGCATCTTTTGTTTCTTGACTTTGTAAATCTGTTAGAGCACTTCTTGCTATTTGAATTGCATTTAGTTCAGATTTTTTAAGAGATACTTGTGCTGATTTATTTACTAAATCTTGAGAATAAGCTTTTCTATTTAAAACTAAAGTTTCATAAGTAGGTTTAGCCAAAGAAATTTTATTATTCCAAGCTAATATTGCGGATTTTAAATCATCAGTCATACCATAATCATTATCTATATAGTAACTAAAATCATAAACATAGCTTGTACCTAAAGGGTTTACATCGTTAATTAAAACACCATCAGAACCACTTATTTTAAAAGCAGTACAAACATCTTCATTTTTTTCTGTAATGTTTATTTCACTTACTAAATTATTAAAAGAAAGCAATATATCTTCTGTAGGCGTGATACTGTCTTTGTCGTATGCATTTATAATGTTGTCCTCATTATCAAAAGTAAAATAGCAATTATAAGCTGTTGACATTTCTGTCATTAGTAAATTATAAATACTTATGTTATTAATTTCAAAAGTTCTATATTTAGCCAATAGCGTGCTGTCAACGTGTCCTATAGTCCATTTAGAAACGTTTGACAATATGCCTAACAAACTACTATTAGGATTTAAAACATCATATAAAGGGTATGTACCATCCTCTAGTGTGACGTTTGTTTTATTTAAAATTATTTCATAGCTATCACACTCGACATTTTTAATTTCGTTGTCAGATTTTTTACTAAAAGAAGTTTCTGATATTTCAAAATATCCAAATTCTTCTGTATAAATTAACATACTTTTTTTTAATTTATCATAAAGTTTATTTTTTTTATCTACAGAAAAACTTAATCGACTAGTGTTTAAGAAATTTAATTCTACATTTAAGCTATATTTTTCTGTGATAAATCCAATTCTTCTTTTATTAGGATAACATAATATTAAATCTATATCTTTGTTTAATACTTTATTTGTAAAATTAAATTCCAAACTTAAACACCAACCTTTCTTTGATTTTGATATGTAACTTCCATTAAACCTCTGCCCCAAAATTCAATGTTGTTAATTCCTCTTTGAAAAAATGGGAAATTTCCTGTAAAATCTTCAAAGATATTATTGTTTAAATTACTACTTATAATTTGATTTTCACAATCAATTTCTATGATTTCACCATCATTTAAGTTGGATATCATAGTAACAGAAGTTAAATTATTTATTCTTATTTGTAGATGTCCATCTTCAACTTTTGTAATTTTAATTTTAGGTAAAAGCCTATTATCTAAATTATCACAAGTACAAATAAATGTTCCATAATGAACTTGAAAAACTTCTCCTGTGTCACTACTAAAATCATAATTTTTAACATAAGGAAATTCCCAAGCACATGAACTATCACATTCAACTGTGCAAGAAAAACCATATGTTTGACCTGCTACAGAAATTTTTTGAACATTTGTTAATATACAATTATAGTATAGATTAATCATATCGTTTGATACTATTTGTAATTTTTTATAATCTTTTTGATTGAATAACCATCTTACTATTTCTGGTAGTTTAAAATCATCAATTATAGAAAAATCTTCTTTTAAAAATTTTATTGAAAAAGTTAAAACATCACTTTCTTGACAGTCTATAATTCTATACCTACTCCCTCTAGGTGCTTTAACTTTAGTATATTCTCTTTCTGCTACTAGCATTTCATCTTGTGGCATATCATCTACATTATAAATTTTCATATTATAATCCATTGAAGATTTCCCATCAAAAATAAAATAATTTTCTAAAAACATTTTCTCACCAACTTTATTTTGTGGAACTATATATCCCAATAGTTCCACATAAATTAATATTTAATTGCTAATGTATTTCCAAACTTTTTATTAGACCTATTTATTTCTTCAAATAAATTTTCTTTATACTCATTTAAAGTTTGCTTAATCTTACTTACTGTATTATCTGTTGCATCTCCTGCTATAGTTATTTCTGGCATATTTATATTGTATATATTAGATTGTTGAGTATTTTTTGTAGACATCGCACCTGCTACTAAATTAGGTAATGTACTTCTTAAGAAATTTAAACCTTGCTTAGGCGTTGTTACAACTTCTCCTGTAAGTAGTTTTGCTAATACTTCATTATTACCTATGTAACCACTAGTAAAAGGCTCTACTTTTCCACCGTCATGAAATTTAGGTAGTTTTCTTAAAATGTCTTGAGTAGGCTTAGATAGCCCAGACCATTCTGTTTCTTTTGGAGATGGAAATGTAATAGGTGAAGTGTTTACTTTATTTCTCTCTATAGCTATTTTTTCAAAAGCTTTAGCCATATTTTCTAAACTGGAAATTGTTGCCTCTGCTTGATTTCTCATGTTTTCTATATGTATATTTAATCCAGCAATTTGTCCTTGTAGATTTCCTAATGTGCCAACAATATTTATTTGTCCATTTCCATATGTAAGTAAAGCTTGATATGCTTTATCCCACATATTAGTAAATTCAACCATAGTCATATTAGTGTAAGTTTGAGTATAATTTAAAAGACTATTATAAAATTCTTCTGTTCTGCCATCAATTAATGCATAAGCTTCTTTGTAAATTTCTCCCTCTTTAGATAAGAAATCATCAATAGATTGGATTTTATCACCAATTAATTTTTCATGATTTTCATATTCTGTATCTAAAGCTTCTTTTTTAAGTTCAATATCTTTATTTGATAAAAATTCACTCAAAGCTAATTCTTTTTCAGCTAATTGTTCTTTAAGTTCTAATCTTTCTTTAATGCTCTCCATACTATCGTCTAAAGAAAGAGTTTCTATTTTAATTTTTACGTCAGATACTTCTGTTGTTTTTTCTTTTAAAGATTTTTGAAAATCGTAGTTTTCTTTTTCAATTTCTAATAATTGCTTCTTTTTATCTACAATAGTTTTTAGATTTTTTAATTCATTCTCATAATCTTTTTTATTTAGTTCGTATTTCTTCTTAAGCATAGCAACGGTTGTTTCTAATAAAGAGTTAATTTCTTTCTGTCCATCTTCCATTGCTTTTACGCTTTTTTCTAATTCTTTAGTTGTGTTTTCAAGATTTTGATTTATATTTTTTATTTGGTCATCAACACTTCCTGTTGTGTCATTTACTGCACCAAATTTATCATCTAATAACTCTGTTTGAAAATTTAAAGCATCTAAATCATCTTGAGATTTTTGTAAATTGTTTGAAACATCTATAAATTCAGTAAGTAATTGTACTTTTTTTATTTCTTTATTTTTTACATTAGGACTAAGTTTAATTTCTGGTTGTTGTAGTATTAATTGAGATTTAGTTAATTCTTTTTGTGCTTCTGCAACATTTCTTATTCCAACCATTTCTGTATTATATGCTCTTAATCTATTAGTGATACCATTTAAAGTTGCTTGAGACTTTTGTATTTCAGCTTTTAAAGTAGTTTTTAATTCTTCTACTTTTGCATTTCTTAATTCTTCTAGTGCAGCTTCTTCAATTTTATATCCATCAGCAGATTTTAAAATATTGTCAACTAAACTAGGATATAATGTTAATAATTCTAAAATTTCTGATTTACTAAATGTAGATTTTTCATCTTTGTTTTTTGTTATTGTATCGTCTAAAGATTGGATTTGTTCACTAGCTAATTTAATTTTTTCTTTTAATTTATCGTATTCACTAGTTGTAGCTATAATTTCAGTTCTAATCTGTCCTAATTTATCTGGCTGTTCAGCTGCTAAACCTAAAAACTCTCTTTGTGTTTCAACCAAGCTTTTTAAAGCATCTTCTAAATATTTGTCGCCATTAGCTAACAATATAAGATTATCATACCATATTTGATAGTTATCTGAATTTGCTATATCTTCCAAAGCCCCTTTTTTACTTTCATAAGCATAAAGGGTTTTTTCAGCCATAGCTTCCATATAAGTGTTAAAAGTTTCTACGCTATATTTACCATCTTCTGAGATTAATTTATTTATTTTGGTAATTTCTTTGTTTGTATCTTTTAGTAGAGTAATTTCTGGTTTAGAGATGGTATTTAAACTTTGTTTTTGCGATAATATATTTTGAATACTTTTTAAGTTTTCGAGATAATCTAAAATGTTGTCGCCTTGTATTTCTACCAATACATCTTTTGATTTGCCAAATGTAGGGATATATTTTTCAACTCTTTTGAAATAAGTTGATATTTCTTTATCAAAGTCTTTTTCAAAAGTTTCAAAATTTCCTTTTATTTTAAACTGCCATTCTCCGGCTTGAGTCGCATTTCCAGCTTTTTTAAAACCTCCAAAAAGACTATCATCATATTGCTCGTCATAAAATTTCTTAGTTTTTTCATAAACTTCTTTATTTTTTGCGTTTTCTACAAAGCCTATAGCTTGTCTAGCACCCTCTGCATCTAACAAATCATTTGCTTTTTTACGTTCATCATTTACATTTTTTATTGCTTCTTTTTCTAAGTCATAAGTTTTAATTATTTTTTGTTTTAGTTCGTCTAGTAATTTAGTTTTATCAGCTTCACTGTCTTGAGAATTTAAAATGCTTTGATATTCATCTCTCAAAGTTTGTAAATTGCTTTTTTGATTTTTATAATCTTCTGTGAGCTGTCTCACTTCTTTAGCTAAATTTTTTTCAGCATTAATTAGTTTAGAAACGAGTGTAACAGCTATGGTTATTGCTGCCGCAATAGCCATACTTGAAATTATATTGGCCGCTATTGCAACACCTCTCATAGCCACATTTAATGCTCTTTGTGCCGCCGTATTAGCTTTAATTTGTTCTGTTGCATTTTGATAAACATTTCCTTGATTTCTTGCAGCAGCAGTGGTATTTACAACATTGTTTGCTAATTCTCTAGTTAAATGATTTGCAGAACCTAAATGTTTGTTAAACGCTTCTTGTTGAGGAATTCCACTAATTAAAGCATTTCTATAGTTTTCAAAAGCTGTTAGATTTCTCCCAACGCTATTTGTAATCATACTAAAATCTTTAAGTTTTGGAGTTAATCTTCCAACATCATTTGTCATAGTTTCAAAAATACCAAAATTTCTTTTTGCTCCAATTAATGCTAATGCACCTGTTACTAATGTTAATCCACTAGGTAATTTTTCTATAAGATTTAAAAATTTATTGACACTTTTTAATAACTTATCTATTTCACCAACAAAACCTTTTATAAAATCTGAATTAATTAAATTTATCGATAACTCTGTAAAGCTATTTTTTAGGCTTTTTACTCTACCTTCGATAGACTCAATTTTCTTTTGGTTTTCCTCATAAGCTGTACCTTCTGCATTTTGCATTGTAATCATTGAACGTTCGGCAGTTCTAAAGTTGTTTAATATAGCCGCCAAAACATTTGCTCTATTTTTGCCTGCTAAAGTTTCTAGTAATTCAGCACCTGCTGTACTTTCTTTTAAATCATCCCAAACATATGAAATTTCTCTCATGATATCATATGTAGATTTAAAAGTAGTGGGGTCTATCATTATATCAACACCAGAAAGTCTTTTTATGTCTTCTCTTATTTTAGAAAAAGAAATTTCTTCCAAGTCTGAAAATTCTTCGCCCATTTCTTTTAACTCTCCAGATGCCCCTCTAATTCTTAGAGATAAAACATTTAAAGCTGTACCCATTTTTTCTGGATTTTGAATTACTTCTTGTCCTGCCGCAAATAAAGCAACAGCTTCATCTAAGCTATTTCCCCCAACCGCTAAGGAAGATGCTGAACGTTTTAAACCCTCTCCTATATCGGCAGCATTAAGAGCGTATCTATTTCCTACTAAGTTAAATTTATCTACAATGTCTATTGCTTCATCGGCATTTAATTTAAATGCTTTTAAGTTAGCAACTATATTGTCAGTAGCATTACTTAAATCTAAATCTCCAACATTACTATAAACACTGGCAACTTCAGCAAGTCTAGTAGCATCTGGTAAATTATATCCAAGCTTACTAAATTCTGCTATATTATTCACCATCTCTATTAAATCTGCATTTACCGCTCTAGCTTTTACACCAATTTCACTTAAGAATTTATCATAAGCAGCATTAGTTTCATAAGTTACCCTTTTTAGATTTACCATGGCAGTATCTAATTCTTTAACATTTGCAATCATTTGTTTGAAATAGGCAATAATTCTAAATGTCATACCACCTAATAAAGCCTTTACTCCTATTTTATCAGCAACATAAGATAAATCTTCAAAGAATGTTCTTCCTGTCTTACCTGCTATTCTAACTGCTGTTTGAAACCTTAAAACTTCTGAACGCAACCTGTTGAATTGAACTTCTGTTTTTACAGTTCCACTTTGTAAAGCTAAAAATAAAGAATTATATTGTGCTGATGTATAAGCTCTATAAATTTTTATAAAAACTAAAAACTTTGTTTATTTCCTCATTCATAGTGTCTGATTTTGCCAAAGCTACTCTCATTTGGTATAACACTCCCGAGGCTTAAATTCGGTGTCATCAACACCTACATATTAGCATTATCTTGAAGTTGATATTACGCTAATTTATAATTTGCTAAATTAATGCTTGCGTTTTTATCTCTATCTATGATAAGTCCACACTCGCATTTATAAACTCTATCCTTTAATTGTAAGTCTTTCTTAATAGAGCCACAACAAGAGCACATTTTACTACTTGGGAAAAATCTATCAGCTTGGATAAATTCTATTCCGTACTTTTCTGACTTGTATTTCATAAAACTTATAAATTGATAAAATCCTTGTTCCGCAACTGCTCTTGATAAATGCCTGTTTTTCATCATACCCTTTACGTTTAAATCTTCCATAACTATTCTGCTCGGCTTGGTTTTCGCTATTGCATTGGTAATTTGGTGATTATAATTTAAACGGATATTTTTAATCTTTTCATAGATGAGTTTTATTTTTTTTTCTAATTTAAGAATATTATTTGTTTTAACAAATTTATTACCTTGCTTATTTTTTTCATATTTTCTTGAAACTTGTCTTTGTAATCTTTTTAAACGCTTTTTTAATTGTTTAACTTGTTTTGATTTATTGATATTTTTAAAAGGTTTATTAATATTACTGACAATAGCAAGGTCTTTTATTCCTAAATCAATCCCTATGGAAAGGTCTTTATTTAATTCAGATTTTTGAAAATCATATTCCACACCTAAAGATAAATACCAATAGCGACCATTATATTTTATTCTTGGGTTGCATACTTTAATTTTATCTTTTTTATAATTACCTTGTGGAAGTCTTCCTTCATCTGACATTTTAACCTTTCCGATTTTTTCAAGCTGAACATATCTGTCACAAACTTTGAATTTGCTTGTTAAATGGTAAAAGGATACTGTGCTTTTCTTTTTACTTTTAAATCGTGGATATTTTGATACTTTTCTAAAAAATCTATCCCTTGCTTCGCAAAAATCTTTTATAGCTTGCTGAGGTATCTCGGCAGATACCTCTTTTAGCCAGTTGTATTTTTGAGAATTTCTCAATTTTGTGAAATGTGTTCTCATTGTGTTTGGAGTTGCGGATTTTCCGTATAATTTGTAATAAATTTCTGAAAATCGTTTAGCCCAATTGTATGAAAACCTTGCAATCCCTGCACTTTTCCACATCATCTTTTCTTGTTCTTTTGTTGGATAGAGTTTTACTTTTATGCCTTTATACATCTTCCGTCAACTCCTCAATCATTTTCTTGGTTTTATTAGCTCGCTTTCCTTGTAGTCTACAACTAAAAATAGTGATAATTTGAATTAAATCTTCAATTATTTCTTCCTCATTTGTACGTTCTGTGTTGTCTATAACTTCTACAGAAATTCCTTTAAAACTACAAATGTTTTTAATTAATTCAAATCCAAATCTTACTAATCTATCTTTGTATAAAACTACAATTTTACTTACTTCATCATTTAAAACCATTTGCATTAACTTATTTAAACTTTTGTTTTGATAGTTAATGCCACTTCCGATATCGGAGATAATTGAAAACTGATAACCTTTGGCATACATATATTGTTTTAGATTATCTTCTTGACGTTCAAGTGCAGATTTTTGTTTTTGACTTGAAACCCTACAATATCCTATAATTGCCTTATATTTTATCTTTTCACCATTATAAATCCATAACTGTTCATCAGTATAATACCTATAACCTGTTGCTTCATCAACATATGTAGGCTTTAACTTACCTGATTTATCCCAGTTTCGTAATGTTTGCTCAGACCTGTTTATTAATTTAGCAAATTGTCCAATTGAATATTTTCTAATATCCATATTATCACTCCTTCAATCAAATTATAACATAATTATTATAGGATGTCAAGAGTAATATAAAAGTTTTTATAAAGTTTTTTTAGAGTTTATACCTTTTATTATAGAACGCTACTTCTATAACACTATTTCGCTCACGCTAATAGTCACTCTCTTTCAAGACGTGCAAAGACTATTTCTTCACCCTCACCATTATGTGTTAGGGGCAAACCGCTTCCATAACCTATCGCTTGTTATGTACTCCATCTCTGGATAGTCGTTGAAGTTTCTTCATATTAGATTTAAACTAACTTAGAAGCTTACCTGCAAGAACAACCATTGCTTCAGACATTTAGGATTTAACCATGTGTCTATCCTTACGTTTTTTCTACTTTCGTACCATCATAGTGTGATTTCTCCACTATTGTGGTGTAAGGCTTTAGGTATTACCTGCAATTCAATTTGTGTGCTACGCTCGTTTCCAAACGTACCCAGCGAAAAATTATAATATTTTTTAAATTTATTAAAGTATTATAATGTTTGTGTTACTGTTAATTTTGGGTCTACAGTTAATCTTGAATTTTCTTGTTTAAACCTTGATAAATTATCTCTTAATAAAGATACTTTAGAACCTAACTGTTGTACTGCATTATCAGCAGCTTCTGTAGATATGGCTATTCTAGCATCTCCTGCTTTTATATTAAGATTTCTTCTAAGATTATTTACTTGTGTATTTAATCTTTTTAATTCATCTGTAGATTTTACTTTTGTATTTTCATTTGCAAATCTTTCTAATTCACTTCTTGCAACTTTTATAGCATTAGTCAAAACTTTATATTGGTCTGTATTTTTAAAAGGTTTATTTACAGCACTAGATTGAATTTTTTGTAAATTATAATAAGTTTGCCTTAATTTTTCAATAGCAGTTTGATTTTTATAAATTAAATTTTCTTGTTCTTTTAAAGCTTGGCTTGTTTTATTCGCTCCTGTTGCTGTGCCACCACTACCTGTGCCTTGTGCAATTAATTTTAAAGCTTGTTGCAACTGTTTAATGTTTGAAAAATCAGTTTGACTTATTGATTTTAATTGTGTGGCAACATTGCCTAATGCAACATTATCTATTTTTAACTGTATCGGCACTTGCTTTGCGGAGAAGTTTGTTATAAAACTATTTAACTTACTTGCATCTGGATTTAAAGTAATCTTTAAGTCAAAGTTTTTCAATTTTTCTCACATCCTATATTATTTTTTCATCTAACAAATATCTAACAGCTTTGTCTATTTTTGAACTGTCGCCATCAAAAAATAAGCTTATAATACAATCTTTTCTTACATCTAAATTTAACATTCCTATTAAACTTAAAGCATTTATTTTTACACCATTTTTTACAATTTGACATTTAATTTGTAAATTTTCAAAAGTTTCTACTAGGTTACTAGCAGTTCTAGCAACTATATCTCTTTTAACTTTTATGTTTATAATTTCTCTCTCAAACATTTAATTTTTCTCCAATCTAAACAATTATACTATCCATAAATTCTGGCAATATAATTCTATTTGTTTTATTTAATCTATTTAATTCTTTTTTTAGCATTCTTGCGAAAACTCTTTTGTTTTCAACTTCTCCATGTACTAAAACTAATCTACCATAATTAGCATTAAGACCATGTAAATTTAACAATTCACTTCTAGTTATATGAGAAGAATAGCTTTGTAAATCTATAAGCTTACATTCATTTACATAAAATTTCTTGTCAATAAATACTTGTGCGTTTGACTTATCTTTTATTCTTGTTGCTAAGCTATCTTCTGTAGTATATCCACAAAATATAATTGTATTGTTTCTATCTGGTAACATGGATTGTACCCATTCTAAAATTCTACCATTATCTAACATATTAGATGTTGATAAAATTATTAATGGTTCTTTTGTAGTTTTATAATATTTACTCTCATTATAATCGTCTAACCATTTAATGTTTTTCCATTCCATCATTTTTTTATATTTTAACCATTTTTCTTGTTTGTTGACGTCTCTATCGTCAATGGCTCTATGAATTATATTAGAAATTCTATGTCCTAAAGGGGCATCTATTAAAATTTTTGTGTTAAAATTTTCATCATTCCCAAAAATATCATATAAATCTAACATGATATTTTGTAATCTCTCTAAGCTAAAAGCACCTATCAAAGTTCTTTGAGTTTTAATAGTATTTCTAATTGCATTTTCTATCATTTTTAATTCGTTAAATCTTAATTTTTTAGTTCTGCCAACACTATTGCCCCCATATGTAGTTTCAGAAATTAATAAATCACAATAAGGCATTGGTTCAAAAGGTATAGTAAAAAATTTATCTTCTATTGTACTTCCTATATCTCCTGTATAACCTAATCTTTTAGTAGTGTTTTTATCTACTTTAAATTCCATATAAATCTGTTTACTTTTTACAATATGCCCTGCATTATAAAATTTAAAATTTATATTTTTTGTTAATTCTTGAGTTTCATCGTCAACTTCTACAATATAATCCAACATTATATCTACGTCAGTTTCATCGAAAATAGGAAAGAATTTTCCCTCACCTTTTGAATATCTTGTCATTGTATCACAATCGTGTTTTATTATTTTACAAGTATCTCTTAACATTAATTCTAATAAGTTTTTAGTTCCATTAGCTATAAATATCTTAGCTTTACAACCATTTTTATATAATCTAGGTAATAAACCTATATGGTCTGCATGAAGATGTGTTAATATTACAAAGTCAATTTCAGAATATTTTAATCCTAAATTTCTTGAATTGTGTTTGTAATTTTTAAACATATTAGCACTTTGATATAAACCGCAGTCTAATAAAATTTTATAGCTACCAAATTCAACTAAATACATAGAGTTGGTAACTTCTTGAGATGAAATACCCAAGAAATTAACAACTACTTCTTTTTTATTTTTTTTCACTTTCTTTTTTTCAACCATAATAATCTTCTTTCTAAAAACGAAAATATTGTTCTATATCGTTTTCTATTATTGGATTTTTTTCAATTTCTTCTATCATGTTGTCGAAAAACGGTCTAGGGTTCATATAAACAGGGAAAGCTGTATCATCAACTAAACCATCATTTATAATTTCTGCTAAAGATTTACCATTAGCAAAATCTTCACCATTACCATTAAGAGTAGCTGTATTTCTTACTAAGTATGTTAATTTATTAGCTTGTGGAATAAACTGTATGTTTTCATCAGCTAGTAAGCCACCATTTTCTAATCTTCTTTTGTAACTAGTTGGTGAATAAACTGCATAAACATCTTCTCTTAGTTTTTCTTTCATGATTTTCAACATTGTTTTTGAGACTTTATTTTTTAAAACCTTATCTAAATTATTTTCAATTTCTTTTATTATTCTATTTAATTGTCTTTTATTAAATCCTAATGTATTCAATTTATTCACCAACTTTTCTATTAATCAATTTTTTCAATATTTTCAGTTTTTAGATTTTCCAATGAAAGTTCACTTAACTTTCTCATTAAATCATCTTGACCTTTATTTGTTGCTTTTTCTATTCCTATATATACATCTTGTACAAATCTACCATATGTTAAGCAATTTTCTTGGATTTCTTTTTTAATTTTATTTATGATATTTTCTTCTTTGGCGTTTAATAGTAATGTAAAATCTTCTAAATCTAATTCTTGTATAGGTAAATCTGTAGCTAAATTCATATAACAAAAATCAATTATAGCATCTATTTGATAGAAATTTGTAAATTCAATTCCTGTTATTAAATTTTTCATATCTTCGCCTAATTGTGTATAATGTGCTACAGATAAATTAGTTATTAATTCAATATCTTTTTCTCCATATTTAATAACCATTTTGCTATTTTTCTTTGCAATTTTTATTTCTTTTTTAAATATATTTTTAAAATCTTCTAAACTTCTATTTTCTATTGTTTTTACTTCCATAATTTTCTCCAATTCTATTTATGTTTTTTTGATTTTCTTTTGAGAACAAACATTGTCTTTTATTTCTTTATGAACTATTCCACATTTACTATCTTTTAAAAGACTACATTTTCCACCTAAATATCTTTTACAATCTATACAAGTATTTTCAAACTCATTTAAAATATTTTCATTTTCAAATATTCCAATATACTCAACAGGTTGAATTGTAATTTCTATTCTAGGATTTTCTTTATCATAGTTAACTTTATTAACTCTCTCACAAAGTTGTCTATCGTCTAACCAAATAACTTCGCTTCTAGTAATTGCATCTGGTAAACATTTCATATAATTATTAGCATCCATATCAGTTCTAGGAAAGTAAAAATCACAATCCATATAATAATGCTGAAATTTGTTATCTGATATTTTCCAACCTTGTTTTCTAACTTGAGTATGAATTAAATTTATAAATTCTTTTTCGTATATTTTACCAGCAGGTTTTTTGTAAACTGAAATAGTTTGTCTACCATTTACTGTTAAAATCCTATAGCCTATATAATGATTAACACTAGGTGGAATAGGAGATGTAAGTTTTAATATTTGTTTAGGCATATAAGCTACTTTCTTTTATTTTTTGATTTTGTTTTATTTGTGTGAATTGAACTATTTGCTTTGTTAATATTATCTACTATTTGTGAAATTGTACTTTCTGGATTTTCTTCAATTTCTTTTGCAAGTTCTTGTCTATCTAACTCTTTTAATTCCTCAAGGGATTTTTCTTCTATTTCTTTTTTTAACTCATTAGCTCTAATTTGAATTACAGAAGAAGTGTAGGCAGTAAAACATTCTATTGAACATCCTACAGCTTTCCATGAATTGATTTTGTCACAAGACCTACAACAGTAATATTCTTTTCCACAATTTTTACATATATGATTAGGTTCTGGCATTGTTGCACCAACTTTCAATTTTTTACAAATGAAAATAGACAAGAATTTATCTTGTCTATTTTTCATCGAATGATTATTCTTTGTTATTCTGTATAAACTATAAATTCATACAAATCATCTGCACCAGAACAAATATCTGGTAGACAGTTAATTGAGATTTCTTGCAATGTCTGTTCACTACCCATCTGAATTGTATTGGCTGAACTAAATCTACCACGAGCAATTCTTATTGTACAATGATATTTGTTTTCGCACATATCCTGCCAAACCGTTACATAAAACTTATAAAAAGTTATAAGCTTAATTTATTCACTGTTTCATAGTGTCTGATTTTGCATAAGCTACTCTCATTTGATGTAACACTCCACAGCATTCAAGGATATAACGAAATCCTTAAGACTAAAGTTTTTCAATTTAAACTTTAGAATAATTAGCTAAATTTATAGCCGCATTTAAATCTCTATCTAATACAATTTTACAATGTTCACAAACGTAAGTTCTATGTTTTAATTTTAAATCTTTTTTAATAGAACCACAATTACTACAAGTTTTGCTTGATGGATAAAATCTATCAACTTGAATAAATTCGATATTTAAATATTCACACTTGTATTTCATTTGTCTTATAAATTCATAAAAACATTGCTCTTGTATAGCTTTAGAAAGATGTCTATTTTTCATCATTCCACTTATATTTAAATCTTCCATTACTACTCTTTTAGGTAGTAAATTTACTAAACTACGTGTAGTTTGATGAACATAATCTTTTCTAATATTAGAAATTTTAGCATATATCTTTTTTATTTGTTCTTCTGTTTTTAAAATATTTTTAGATTTAAACCATTTACTTTCGTATTTATTATTTTTATTATTAGTATGATATTTGCGACTAACTTTTCTTTGTAAATGTTTTAATTTTCTTTTTAAATTTTTAATTCTTTTTGTTTTATTAATATTTTTAAAAACAGCACTTTTATCTCCAAAAGATACTACAGCTAGAGTTTTCACTCCCAAATCAATTCCTAATGAAAAATCGTTTAATTCAACTGTTTGCTTTTCACATTCAACTCCAAAGCTTAAAATCCATTTATTATTTTCAAAACAAATTCTAGGATTACTAAATTTACACACATTTCTTCCTTGTGGTAAAATATAGTTAGTTTGGAATTTAATTTTCCCGATTTTTTCAATATTTACACAATCATTAATAAAATAAATACAATCTGTTCTTACTGGAAATTTTGGTTTTACTTTAGATTTTTTCTTAAACTTGGGTCTTTTTGATGTTTTATTAAAAAATCTTTTGTAAGCATCATCTAAATCTAAAATTGTTTCGCCTAATGTATGTGATGAAACATCATTCAACCATTTATAGTTCTCTTCTTTCTTTAACTGTGTTAAAACTTTTCTTAAACTATATCCGCTTAAATGTTTTTCTCCAATTTTAAATAAATTTTCTTGATATGCTAAACCCCAATTCCAAATAAACCTGCTTGCATTTGTATGTTTCCATAATAATTGTTCTTGTTCTTGATTTGGCAACAACCTAATTCGCATTGATTTTGTCATTTCCCTACCTCCTTTCTGTTAAAAGTTGGTATATTTAATAGTGGTAATCTATTTGTAACAGCAAATAGAAATGGTAGCTAACCACTGTCCCACTAAAAATATTAAATTAAATTTATAACTTCCTACAAGTTTTATGCATATTCAATAAATGTCGTTAGCATTTACCAGTTCTCAAAGGCTTGTAGACCTTATGAACTTCTTATATTTTCATATAAGCGTAGACTATATCATCATCCTATTTTAGGACGCTCCCCATTTCCACCCACTTGAGTGTACTTCCTTACGGAATAGTCGTTAAACCTTACTCTATTCGAGTCTTGGCTTTTGATTGCCCATTATTACAGTGTTTAGGATTTAACCATGCACCATCTAATTAATTTTTTCTACTTTCGTCACATTCACGCTTACCTATATTTCATGGTTACGTTGTAGTTTAATTAGCTTTAGGGGTTTCCAAAAGTTAAAGGAGTTTTGGATAGATTATTTTACGTTTATCTATCACTCTATACTCATCTCTGAATATAGGAGGCTGTCAACAATTTTCTAAGTTTATTACAAAATAATTTTATTTTATAACTTTTTATAACTTATTTGTAACTGTTCGTTACCCCATCTATAAGTATTTCAGATGTTATACCATTTTTAGTAGCTGATACACCAATTTTACTTCCGTCTACTTCTATTGTATAAATAAACAATAGTTTAGCACCTGCTACTAGTTTAGCATTGGCTGTAGGCAATGAAACTGTTTTAGTTCCTGGTGTGTAAGCAAATTTTGTAGTATCAGCTGAACCTGCTTGCACAAAATTACTATCTATACCACCATTAGATGTAAGAATATAGATTTCACCTATTTCAGCACCTGCTGTGCCCTCCCCTGTAAACTTAGTTAAAAAAGTACCTGCTGTAACTTCTGCTGCTGTTAGAACATGAGTTTCAGTTCTTTTTACTAACATTGTAGCACTTGCTACTTCACTAGAACCTTGTGTTGCCGCCATTAGTCCACCACTCAAAAGAGCAGATGTAATAGATGCAGTTACTGATTTTCTAGTAGGAATATTTTGTAGTAAACGGTTTTGTTTACCAACAACTTCTCTAGTATCTTCTGTTGTTTCTAGATTGGCATTTTGTAGCTCATCAACATACATTAGTATAGCACCAGTTTGTAAGTCAATGGCTGTAACGCTATCTAATGAAACATTAGTCATTCCATTAATTTTTACCATATTAAATCTCCGTAATATAAAAGTTATAAAAACTTATAAATTCAATAAGAACTTATAAAAATCTATTACTAAACTTTATACTTGCTAATTCATCGTGGCTTGTTTTGTATATAAATACTACTCCAATTTGATGTGCCACTCCAGAGCCTTTAAATCCTGCATACGGTTACAGTACACACTTAACATTGTAGTTTAGTTACATTGCTAAGTTTTTTAAGTTTATGCTTGCGTTTAAATCACGGTCAATAATGCAACCACAATTTTCACAAACATAAGTTCTTTCACTTAAACTTAATTTTTGTTTTTTGTTGCCACAGCAACTACAAATTTTACTACTAGCATACCATCTATCAGCAACTATTAAATTAATTCCATACCAATTACATTTATATTCTAATTGTCTACGAACTTCATAAAATTTTGCTTCTTGTATAGCTTTAGAAAGATGTCTATTTTTCATCATTCCACTTATATTTAAATCTTCAATAACTATTGCTTGTGGATTTAGATTTATTAAAGATTTTGTAAACATATGGATATTAGTAGTTAACATATTTTTTATTTTTATATGTTGTTTTTTAATTTGTTTTTCAAGCTTAATTAAGTTTTTAGATTTATACAATTTATTGAACTTGGTTTTCGTTCTCTTGCTTTCATCTAACATTTTTTGATAATGTCTACTAGCTTTTTTTTGAAGTCTTTTTAATTTCTTTTTTGTTTTTTTAATATTTGGTTTTTTACAAACAATATTATTAGAACAAGTAGCTAGTGTTTTTATCCCTAAGTCTATTCCTATGGGTTCAGTTGTTGGTTTATTATCATTTGGATTATTGTCTTGAATTTCAACAGATACGCTAAACCAAAAATCAACACCATCATAAGATAATTTAGGATTATAATATTTAATATTTTCACCAATAGGAATGTTGTGTTTGTGTGATTTAATCCAGCCTAATTTTTCACATCTAATTTGTTTTCGTTCAATAACTGTTGTTCCTTCGTGTGTCGCACAACTCATTTTACTGTTCTTTTTAGATTTAAATTTAGGATGTTTTGATTTACCCTTAAAGAAATTTTCATAAGAACTTCCAGCATTCATTATAGCAATCTTTAGTGCTCTACCAGAAATTTCTTTTAACCATTCATTACCTTCTTGTTTTTTAAATTGGGTAAATCTTTTAGCTAAATCATAAGCAGATATAAACTTATTTCCATTTTTATAATTTTCTTCTTCTAATGCAATAGCCCAGTTATAACTAAATCTGGCAGCATTACAAAACTTAATTATTTTTTCAGATTGTTCTTTGTTTGGATAAATCATAGTTTTAAAGCCTTGTATCATATTTTCACCTCCTTATTTTATTATATCATATAATTTCACAAATGTTAAGTGTTTTAATTAATAATAATTCATCACGTTATTATTAGTATAGATTTTTATAAATTCTTATTGAATAATTTTTATAACTTCTATATATTTGCTTATAGTCGCAACCTATAAACACTATTTCGCTCACGCTAATAGTCACTCTCTTTCAAGACGTGCGTAGACTATTTGTTCATCCTTATATATTATATAAGGAGTCAGATTTTTCTTCCGTCATTAGCTTACGGTTTTACTGCCACACAATGGCATAGTCGTTGAACCTTTCCCATCGACTTTACGTTAAGGGAAGTGGCTGCATGAACAGGGATTGTTTGTAGACTTTAGCACCTATAACAAATAGGCTTTTATTTCAGCATAGTCCATCCTTACGTTTTTTCTACTTTCGTACCTTTACGTTTTAGCTTTCGCTATCCGCTTTGGTGTAAGGCTCTTACCCATTACCTGCAATAAACCTGAAGCACACACTCATTACTGAATATGTGAGGCTAACTGTTTATATTTATAACTTTTTATAAGTTATTTGAAACAGTTTGTTACCTTTTAAAAATATTATATTTACTCTAAGTTTATGAAATCTAAGTCGTTAACATTGATATCTTTTGATGAGATATTCCCTGTGTAAATGCCTAAACTTAAATTATCAACTTGTTTTAGCTTAAGAATTTGTTTTAGACTAGCTCTTAAGTCATATATAGTCAGTTTTAATGCGTCTTTAAAGTTATATTTAAAATTACAGTTATTTACTAACGCAAGTAAACAGCTGTCAATAAAACTCTTATATTTTTGATTTTGTTTTTTTTGTTTATTTAGTTTTTTTCTATCTCTTTCTATGATATATCTTTTAGTTCCTGTATTAGCCATTTTAATTACTTCTTTTTTAATTCCTAACATTTCACAGAATATTTCAGATAGTTTATTATATTTGCTTTCGTCTATTCTTATATTATCTTTAGCGTTTAATAAAAATACTTCTTGAGTTTCTTTATTTACGTAAATATCGAAATTTGATAAGTCTGTATTAACAAAAAACATTTTTGATTTTTTAGCAAGTGTATTTTTATCTAGACTTCTAAATAGTAATAAAAATAATTCAAAATCTTTTAGCTTTTCGTAATCAATTTTTATATCATCTAATTCAACCATCATAGCACTAGGATTAGTTGTAAAAATCCTTACTATAGAAAAATAGTCAATCTCATCTGTGTCTTTGCCAAAATCCCAAGATGCTCCACGAATTTCTTCGCAAGTAGGAATTTTAACTATTAAATCATCAACTATAATTATTTCTTTATTTAATAAACTCATGTGGAAACACAGCTCTCTATTGATTTCTCTACAGCAGAAAATGTAATTCTTTTACCATAATGTCTATTAGTATAATAAATTGATTTTAAGCTATCGAATTCCCAATTCTTAAACCCTAATCCACTAAAACCATTAAACACCTTATCAATTTCAGAACACAACAAGTCCAATCTATTTCCAATTATATTAGTTTTCATAAGTTTATCATGAACTATAATATCTAAAACTATTTGTGGTTTTCTAAAGATTTTATTTTTTATATTAAACATGGTAGGAATGTCTACTTCAACTGTAATGTAAGCTAATTCTTCTTCCGCTAAAGGAATTTTAGGATAATCAAATAAATTTACACCTATTAAATCTTCACTTTGCTCAATATTTCCGTTTAATAAATCTACAATATTTTCATTGCTTATTATTAAAGATAAGATAGTATTTTTATATTTTGGTATTTCTTTTAAATTAGCCATTGATTAAGTTCACCACCGCAATATCTATTTCGTTTGTAGAACTATCTAAATTATTACTAGCTATAAGCTTAATTGTTGTATTAACAATTGAGTTTTCTAATGCTGCTTTAATTTTTATACCGTCTACAGTTTGAGTTAAAGTATAATATTTTCTTAAATTTTCATCATGAACAACTAAGTTCCATGTTGTTGTAGCACTAATAGGCTCATCATCTAAATTAGTATAAGAGATTTTAAATTCTTTTGCTGAACCACCTGCTTTTATTTTGCTTTCTCCTGTGTATGTTATTTTACTTTTAACTACACTTCCTTCTTCTGTAGGAATTGTAGGAGTAGTAGGAGTAAAATAATCAGCTACCATTAAAGTAAAATTATCTCTATCACTTCTTTGAGTAATAGCAAAAGACAAATGTAAAAGTTTATTAGTTGTATTTAAATTAGCAACGCTTGTAGCTTCACCTAAATTATAATCCATAGAAATTCTATTTATGTTTTTTAATAAATAAGCATCTGGATTTTCATTTATAATGTCTATTAAAAATCTTTTTTCTTTTTCTAATAAAACTGTATCTTTATCCAAAGGTAAATAAACTGTTAAAACTAAATCTGGGTTTACAACTTGTGACATATTCTTACTATTGTTCATAAACTGTCCATATTTATCATTAAAACCATATTTAGTAATTATAGTTCCATCTGCTTTTTGCCATTTAATAAGGCAATTACATAAAAACATTTCTCCAGTTTGATAGACTTCATCATCTAAATCAACTGCTGTGATTAAATATTTACTTCCAGAAAAATCAACTATGTCTCCCATATAAATATTTTGGTCTGGAAATGTTTGAATTTTCTTTTTATTATATAAGTCTGTTTTCAATATCATTAATTTTTTATCTATGTTATTAATTTTTACAGTTCTACAATTTGCAGAATTTTCTAGTTTTTTGTTTAATGAGTTTTTTAATTCATTTATTTTTCTATCTCTAGGCGTACTACCATTTGTATTTATAAATGTATCATATAAATCCCAATCCACACAAACACCTACTTCTTATTTAGTTGTGAAAAATTACCAGAATATCCGTAATTTTTCATAGCTTTTTTAGCATTAATTTCAACTTCATTGAAAGTAGTTCTTATTTGTAGAATTAAATTAGCAGGAGAATACTCGTAAAAATCTTTAGTATTCAATCTACTCTCTAACAATTCATCAGAAAGTACAATAGGTTTTAACCAAGATATTACCATAAAATCTGTAATTATATCTATCTCTCTTTGTGTTAAACTTACATTAAATCTTTTATTTACTAAATCTAAAGTCAAATCTTGCTTACAATTAATGAACTTTGAACAAGCTAGACGAAGATAAATAAGTAGGGTTGCTTTTTTGTTATCTAGTGTTAATTTGTTTAATTTGTAAGCTTGCACTTTAGTAAATAAAAACATCTCGTAAACATCATCAAAACTTGTCAAAATTTCACATCCAATCTTATGTTAGGTCGCAACCTAATATTTTTTCTAAAAGAACTATTTTCTTGCGACTATCAATTTCACCTGTTTTTACTTTTTGAATTATCATATGTCCTATAACATATTTCATAGCATTACTAATTCCTGTAAGGATTTCTTCAATTTCTTTTTCTGATTTTTCAGCTATATTAGCCAAATCCTCAAACTCAATGTGTTTAGGATAGTATCTTTCAGCTTTTAAAGCTTCAATAACTTCTTTTTCCATCGTTATCCAATTGTCTATAAAAAATCTTTTTTGGTTAGACAGCATAATTTTGAGTTCTCTAAACTCAATATCTACTGTCTCTCCAAATTCATTCCATTCATATGTTGAGCCATCTTTCTTAGAAACATAAGTTAGCTTACCACAGAATAATGAAGTCACAGGAATGCTTGCATCATCGGGAATTGTTATTTTTTTTACTTTAGAATATTTACCATTTGTATTTTTAATTTCTTTTTTTTCTTTATTTTCCATATTAATTCCTTTCTTTTTGTAATAGGTGTGTGATTTTATATTACACACCTATAGTTGTGAACTACCAATTGGCTTCTCGCTCAATATATCTAGTGATATAAGTATCAACGAGCTAACCCCACAATTCCTGCGGTTCTTGTCATTCATCCCACCGTCTAAAGCCAGTGGGATTTCTGACTAATAGTTTTAAATATTAAGTGAATTTATAAACTGCAAAAGCTTCATTTACGATAACAGAAGTTCCATCTTCATAAGCCATAAACAATGTTTGAGACATATCAGCATTAGCCATTGGGTCTTTAGTAGTCATGTAAAATTCACCTGTTGTTACGTGTTTTATAGGTTTTGTATCACCAGCAAAGATATAAATATCATTGTTAGAGAATAAATCAGTAGTTGTACCTGGTTTATAAAGTTGATTCATAGCCATAACTTCTCTACCTTTAAATTTACCAACACATTTAGAATTATATAAATCTTCTTTACCACTATTAGAAATTGGTGTAGAATCAATCTTTGAAACTGCTTGTTCTGTACCAAGTATTTTAGCTGACATACCTGTAGTTGTTTCAAGTGCAATTATTTTAGTTAGTAAATCAGCATCGGAATAAGTACCAGCACTTGCTGTAATTAGATTAGATTGCATACCTGGAGTAGACGATGTTATACCTGTGAAAGCAGTAGCAACATCATTTAGTTTTCTCTTAAGTATAGCTTTATTACATGCGTCTACATATTCTAGCCAGTCAATTTGCCCTGCCATTATTCTTTGTAATTCTTCTTCTGTTTTAATTGCTTTAACAGATGTAGGAACTGTATAATTTGTTCCACCCATCAATTTTTGTGCTCTTACAGCTTGTGTGCCAACAGATGTATCGGCTACTATAAATTCTGTTTTATCTTGAAGTCTGAAAGATAATAAATCTCCAACAGAACTATCTCTAAAGTCTACTAAATTTTGGAAAAATGTATTTGACAACATATAATCTCTTGTAGTAACTTTTAAAATTTCTTCGATTAATGCAAAAGTTTCATTGTAATGTCCACGTATCATTTTTTTGAAATCAATTTTACTATCTCCACCAGCTGATTTTATTAAAGCAGCTCTCATAGCTTCCATAGCTTTATTTTTGGAAAAGGTAGATTTGCCTGCTTCAAAAGTTGCGTTAGGATTTTTATAAGCTTGAATACCTACAGCAATAGCTTCTAGGCGTTCAGCGTCAGTTAGAAATGTGTTCATATTTTAATTCTCCTTGTTTCTTATTATTAAACTTCAATTGAATAAAAAGTTTTTCCGCCCAAAGTGAAGATTTCTCTTACTATACCAATTGTCGCTCCTGTACCCTCTGTATTAGCAGGAACAATTTTAGTTGTAGAACCAACACAAGCGTATTGACCTACTGTTGGAGTTGCTGTGAAACCTTCTACTGTTAAAGCAAATCGACAACCTTTATCAAATAGATAAACTCTTAAATTAGCACCTGCTAAATTTCTGAATTCATCTTGATTATAGGAAGTAGCCTTATCTAAAATTACTTCTGGATTATAAACTATACCAACTTGGTTTAGTGTTAATGAAGTTGTAGGATTTGTTAGTGTATGTAATTCTCTCTGTCCTGAAATTAGCGCTCCAATTTGAACGATTGCACCATTTTCAAGTGCTGTTGCTATGCCAGATGGTAGGTATCTTCCAGCTTTTAATTTGCTAGTAAGAGCTTGACCTGCCATATCTTCTTTTAAAAATACTGTATAAGCCATATTAATTCTCCTTTAAAATAATTATTTAATTAAACTAAAAATTCCTCTATATCCATCATCATTAGAAGTATCTATTGATGTAGATATAAAATTATCTTCTTTTGTTGTGTTTGCAAATGTTTCTTTTGTTTTATTTGCTGTTGTTTCTAAGCAAGTGTCTGCATAGCAAACTTTACATTTTAATTCTAACTCATCTTTACTTAGATTTTCAACTTCTGCTTTAATTAGAGAAAATTTTTCTTTGTTACAAATATTTTCATATTTGTTTACAATTTTTTCTTTTTCTGATTTTTCTTGCTTTTTACACAAAATATCATATTTAATTGCTTTTTCTTCATATAAAGCAAATGTTGTTCTTTGAGCATCAATTGCATCAATTTCTTCTTTGGTCGCATAGGTTAAAAAAACTTCAATAGTATCATCACCTAATACAAAATTTCCGTCTGTTTCTGTATACGAAACTTTATAGAAATTACTAAAGTAAGTATTATCTTTATACCAACCATATATTTCATAAACAATATAAGTATCAAAAGTTTGTATAATATATGCGTACGTATCATATCCTACTCTAGGCAATAGTGCTATTAACTTATTTTTCTTATCTTCATAAGCTAAGGCAAATGTTGATTTTTCTTGCGTAGGCTCTACAGGAGTTTCATTAGCTACTGGTTCAACTACAGGTGTTTCTAAACTAGATGTTGTTTTAGTATTATCTTCTATTGGTTCAACTACAGGCTCTACTATAGGCTCTACTATAGGTGTTTCTAAATTAGAGTTTGTTTTTCCACTCATCTTTTCACTCTCTTTCTTATTTTCTAGGCTCATTTGAATTTTTGCTGTAAGTTTACTAAAATTCAAATCTAACTTTGCGTTTTCATAACAAGGTTCAATATCATCTTCAAGTAAGCATAAAGCTTCCCATTCAAACTCTGTTATTTCAAATGCTTTGTCTTTGTCTTTTTTCCCTGTGACTATATGAATTTCCATACTTTGATTGGTAAATTCTTTTTCTTTGATATAATCATAACCCATCATTCTTTTCCAAATAAATACTTCTGTTCTTAAATATTTTTTAATCTCGCCATTTTCTTCTTTGAATTCAACCCATTCTAATTTAGGATTAGGTGGAACAAATCCAATACCTTGAGTAAGATTAATAATATTTTCTATTTTATTTTCTTTGTTAAGAATTACGAGTTCATCGTGTTCTCCTATAGTATTACTTTCTATATCATAATTAACAACAACAGGAATACCATGAATTGTTTTTAAGGAATTTTCAAAAGTCTCTTCACTTATAATAAATTTATTTCTATTTAACCCTGTGTAGGCGATATCAACATAACCATAATCCATAAGTTCTGGTGAATTATCTGCCATTTCAATATTTTCTTGAATTGTAAACTTGTTTTCTATAGTTGTTATAGACACTATTTCTCTTGACATTTTATTTCCGCCTTACATACAAAGCTTACTTGTAATGTAAGCCTTATGATAATTGTTATTTTCTTTTGAAAATTTACCGTTTGTATCTAAAAAAATATAAGTGCTTTCGTTTTTTTGAAATTTTGTATTAAGTAAAATATATCCTGCTTTACTTAATTTTAAATAAGTATCTTCATCTTTAGTTATAATAAATAAATCTTTACCCACCACTATCACCACCTACATCTGTGTTTGTGGGTCTACCTGTTTGCGTGAAACTTGAAGATAGAGGAATTAATTTTTCTTTTAATTTTAGAACTTCATCTTCTAGATAATTCATACCTTGTAAATCGTATGGTTCATAACCCATTAAAGCAAACAATTGTGAAACTGTTGGCAAACCATGTTGTGCTGCTTTTAGAGCTTGATTAAAATTGTCATTCTTATTATAAATGCTCGCATCTATAAATGTAACTTTAAATTTTTGAGTTCCACTTAATTGTTTTAAAAATATATTTATATTTCTTTCAACTTGTCGTATAAAACTAAACATTATAGCTTCATCACTATTTATAGAATATTTCATAATATCTTTATTTTGGGTATCTCCGCCAAATAATAAAGAACTTATACCTACGTCATTCCAGAAATTTCTTTGTGCTTCTGCAATTTTATCAGAGTTTTTGTTAGCTGTTTTTTCAAATGAAAATTCATTTACTTTCATAGGAGAAACAAACGCACCAATATTGTCTGGTAAAACGTTACATAAATTTTGATAATAGTCTACAATATCACTTTCTAACAACTTATATTCGCCATTTTCATCAGTAGGAATTTCTAGACCTAATATTTTATAATTGTCCATTTCTGTTTTAGATTTAGCTAAAGCTTTGTAATCTTCAATATCAAAAACACTTGTCATAGCACCTGTAAAAGGTACTACAGGATAAGGAATATTATCCATAAATTTTAAGCATATTTGATTATTTATATCTAATTCCTGCCATCTAGGTGCAGTTTTATTTAAATAATCTTGATAGCGTTTTATAAACTCGTCACCAAATAATTCCAATTCATCTTTCTTTGAGGAAAAATAATCGAAATCAAAACTAAATTTATAACAATCATCCACTTTTCTACTTAATCTACAAAAATCTGGATTTAATCTTTTTATAACTAAGCTATCTTTTGTTTGATATTTATAGCCATAAAACACATCTTCTACTAAGCAATATTTACTAATTATTCTAACTATATGTTTTATATTAAATATTTCTAAAAAATTACAAGTTTTTTCATAGCCTGTTAAAAAAGCTTTTTCATTTATTTTATCTTTAGAAAATTTAAATGGTGCTATAGTATAGGCTAAATAATGTAAATTAGCCATATAATTTATTAGTGTTTGATATTGCAAAACACTAACATACATATATCTACTAGCTTTTCTTAGTTCTTTTTGTGTATTTTCAGAAGTAATATTTTTTATAAAATTTTCAATATTTTCTTTGGTGTAAGTTTTTAATGATGAGTCTAAATAATTAAATGTACTAGCATTTAAAGGAATTAGACCATTATCAATTAAATTAGCAAAACCAATTTTAGTATTGAGAGCTTTTTTGTCGTACGCATAAATATTATATTTAGTTCCTGTTGGTGAAAATCCACTAACTAATTTACTAGTATTTATTTTTTTTTCTTTTTCTTTGGAAAGTTTTTGTGGCACAATTTCACCAACTTTCAATTTTTATAATTAATATAGGACGAAAACCGCTAAGTCTTTAGCTTAGTGGTATTTCACTTTCTTAATTTTGGTTGTCTAAACAATAATTCTCTTTTATTTTTCTTATCTTCACTATTTCTTCTAATTTTTTTGTCTCCAAGTAAGAAATCACAAAAGAAATTAGCGTAAGCAAGAGAAGAATATCTATCTTTTCTAGCTGTTGAGCTCTCTTTAATTTTTAGCAAATTACCTTCTACAGTTCCATTTAATCCTAATAATTCATTTTGAAGTAAAGTTGTTTGAATATAAGGAAGTTTTAAAATTAGCTTTTGACTTTCATTTAGTTTTTGATATTCTTTATTGTTTTGCATTAGCTCATCAAAAGCTTTTTCAGTAAGTGGTAATTTTAAAATATTAGAATTTATTGCATCTTTTAATTTAAAAGCATAATTAGAGTTAGCAGCAGGAGTTGTATCTACAGCATAAATATTTTTTACAGGAAATCTATTACTACCTAAATATTTATCTGCTATAACTTGATTATTCATACAGTTTGTAGCATAATAAATTTCACCTGTTTTTTCATCGGTTATATCTTCTAGTAAATAGTCTAATATACCGTTTCCAACACCATTTTTATCAATTGCAATATAATCTATTTCTAGTTGTTTTTCTAGTTGTCTTACTTTCAAAGCTTGAAGTTTTCCGTGTTTACCATCGAAATTTTCAAGATAAACTACTTTCTTTTGAATTTTATTTTTATTCTTTTTAAATTCAATTACAGTAATTGATGAAGCATCGTTTTTATTTTTTTTATCTTTTTTTGCTGCCATAACTGCTATGTCTATTGCAAGAACCCTAAAACTATCTTTTTCTTTTTCTAAAACTTTTATAGCTTTACCAACATATTTTATATCTTTATATAGATAAGCAACATCAGTAGAATTTCTACAACTCACAATTTCATCATATTGGAAGAATGCATCTTTTCCTTGTCCAAACCATTTTGTTTCCATTTCCATTTCAAAAACAACTTGGTTAAAAGTACTCTCACTCATTTCTTCTTCAACTTGTTCCTTATTCAAAAGACCTTCTTTAATAGCCATTTGATAAGGAAAAGCACATAAGAAATATTTTTTATCACTTATTAAGTTTTTAGCATAACTCAATAAACTTATCCAACTCCAATGGTTTTTAAACCATGCAGAAGTCATATAAAATTCTTTATTTCTTTCTACATATTTTTCTTTTTCGTTTTTATATTCGGGGGTACTCATAAATCCTGGAGTTCTTTCACTAGCTATAAAACGCTTTAAAACCATTTCTATGATGTCTTTAGGAACTAACCTAAACTCCTGAACCTCCCACGACTAAAGTCGCAGGGTTCTTGCTTCACAGAGTATTGCTGTCTAACACAGTCTTATGCACTCTCCACAAGCTATCCCCGTAGTTCCTACGGTTCTTATATTTGTTATATTAGGCTGAAATCACCCTTAATCCTTCGTGTAAAATATTTATTGCAGCATTTACATCTCTGTCATGGTGAGCGTTGCAAACAGGACAAATCCATTCTCTAACTCCCAAATTTTTTGTTTCAATATTTTTATATCCACACATTGAACAAATTTGACTACTAGCATAAAATCTACCTATTTTAACCACTTGTTTGTCATTCCAATTAGCTTTATATTTTAATTGTCTTACAAACTCACTCCATGATACATCTAATATTGATTGTGCAAGCTTATGGTTTTTAACCATATTTTTAACTTGTAAATCTTCAATACAAATTATATCGTTTTCTTTAATTAGTTGAGTAGATAATTTTTGAAGAAAGTCTTTTCTTTGATTAGAGATTTTCTCAAATTGTCTTGCTACTTTAATTCTTGCTTTATTACGATTATTACTACCTTTTGTTTTTCGAGATAGTTGTTTTTGTAATTTAGCAAGTTTTTGTAAAGACCTTTTGAGATATCTAGGATTTGTTACTGTATCTCCATTACTTGTAATGCAAAATTCTTTTATTCCTAAGTCTATTCCAATAACACTATTTGTTTTTTCATAAGGCTTAATCTCTACTTCTGTACAGCAAAGACTTACATAATACTTTCCACTTGGCTCTTGTGAAATAGTAGCGTTTAATATTCTACCTTGTGGTATTTGTTTGTCTCTTATTTTTACCATACCAAGTTTAGGAAGTTTAATGTGTTTGCCACAATATTGAATGTTTTTGTTTGTATAGCTAGTCCTATATGAAAAATCATTTGTCTTTTTACTTTTAAATTTAGGAAATCCTGTATGTTCTTTGAAGAATTTTTTGTATGCATTATCGAGGTCTTTCAACGAATTTTGAAGAGCAAATTTGTCAACTTCTTTAAGCCATAATAATTCTGTTTTTAACTTTGTTAAGTCTAAACAGCATTGATTATAATTTAATGTTTCTTTTATTTCCTTATATAAGTTAATTCTTTTTGCAAGATAATGGTTATAAATAAATCTTACACAACCAAAAGTTTTTGCAATAAGTAATTTTTGACTTTTATTAGGATATATACGAAATTTATATGCTCTTTCCAAAATTCTCGCCTCACTTGACTTTTAATATAATCATTTTTATATAACATATATAATAACCGTAGTTTCTATTTTAGAGGTTGTTGTTCATATAAAGTCGCTACTCTTTATACAGTTCTCTTATGAACTTCTTGCATTTTCATGCAAGCACAGACTATATCTTATCCCTCGTCATTACACGTTAGGGTCTACCCACTTCCACACGCTTGTGTGTACTTCCCTCAAGAGGAATAGTCGTTGAACTTTACCTTTCGGTCTTAGCTGCTGATTGCCCATTATTACAGTGTTTAGGATTTAACCATGCACCATCTAATTAATTTTTTCTACTTTCGTCACATTCACGCTTACCTATATTTCATGGTTACGTTGTAGTTTAATTAGCTTTAGGGGTTTCCAGCAATTCAAGTAGTATTGGGTGTAGTAACTTAATACACCACTACATATATATTTCTATATATGCTGACTATTCTACTAACTAACTCACGACTAAAGTCACGAGTATGCGTTAGTAAGTTAATCAACAATAATTATATGTGCACGCCTACTACGAGCTCCTTGATTACTAGCTACAGCTTCAATAAAACTACCATTTTCAAATAATACATATGGACTACCAGTAGTATTTATCTTTTTGATTTCCATATTTAACAATGGAGACTTAGGAATAAATTCTTTTTCTATTTTACCTATTATTTCTTTTGCTTGATTTAGATTTCCAGATGCTACAATTATTTTTGTACCTGGATATAAAACACATCTACAAACACAATATAAAGCAACTAAGAAAGTTTTACCAAGACCACGAGACGCAATAAACATAAAATGGTTGCTAAAATCCATCATTGTAAGTAAAATAATTTGAAATAACTTTAGATAATTAATATTTAAATAATCTTCACAAAACTTATGTAAATTGTTTCTATAATAATAAGTCCATTTTTTAGTTTTCATCATGAACTTATCTTTTTCAAAAGCTGATTTTTTAGCTTGTAAAGCTTGTCTTGTTTCTTTTGTTTTTGTCATAGCTATTACTCATCCAACAACTTAGAATAAACACTTTCAAATGTTTCTTCTGAATTTTCATCTAAATTATCTTCTAAGCTTTCTGGTGGTTTTACAGTATATTTTTCTAATTCTTCCATATATAAATGATACCACTTATTTTTTAATCCTAACATCGCACATAGATGTCCTAAAAACCAAATAGAAATATACTGTACAATTGTATTTTTTGAGTTCATTAAGTTAGCGTTCTCTAATCCTATTTCAACTGGCTCTTTGTCCTCAATCTTACTTATGAAAGTTGAGTAAGCCATGTCTAACTCTTTAGCGGATTGTTTGTTTTGACTAGGCTTTATTCCTGCACTATTCATGTAATCAGAAAGCTGTTTTAATAAATCAGTAGTTTTTCCATTTTGTGTAACCATACTATCATGAATTTGTAATTCTATGAAGCTTAATTGCTTAAAAATTACTCTTTGTGCGTGTTCATCAACAGGATAATCTTGTGTCCATTTTTCATAAAAACCTTTTAATAGAAAATATTTTTCATCTGGAAAACCGATACCCCAAAATTCTTTAAGTTTTTCCAATTCTTCCAATTGTTCATCTGAAAAACTTTCTTTATTTAATTCTTCTTTTCCTTTTTTTATATTTTCGTCCAGCTTAAGTGTATGTGCATACGTTTGGTCTGACCATGATTTATTTTTTTGTAAAGCTTTTGCAAAATAATCTACAATATAATTGCCCGAATGTAAACCATCTGTAGCCTTTACAAGGGCATCAGAATAAAACACATCAAAGTGCATACACATACGTTTAGTGGCTTTATTTTTTGATTTAAAGCTATCCTTGTATTCATTATGAAACATTTTTAAGCAATCATTACAAACAGAAATATATCCACCATTTCCTGCGTATAAACTACTTATTGCTTTACTAAAAAAACCTGCTTGAACATTGTAAATTGTTCCACAGCAAGTACATTTAAAATTTTCTTGTATTTTTTGATTTAATTTTTTTTCTGGTATAACTAAATTTTCTGGCGAAATTATACCAGTTTGTAATATTTTAGGCTTACTCACTAGTTTCCCACCTATCTCAATTTGTTTTCTGTGATTATATCTGATATTACTTTTTGTGTACATTCGCAAATTTTAGCAATCTTATAATTGCTCATTCCCAATTCTACTAATGTAGTAACATAAGATAAACTAGGTAAATTTTTAATTTTTGAATTTTTCCTACACTCTAACGAACAAAAAGAATAACTACTACCACTCTCTGTAGAAAATGGCTTTCCGCAATATTTACATTCTTTTTTTACATTTGTTTTTTTAGGGCAACTGAAACTACCATCTTTGTGTTCAATTATGCAACCTAAATTAACTAATTGTAAAATACTGTAAGTTTCATATTTATAATTATGAAATCTTTTATGGTCGTTATGAGTTCTAAAAACTATTAAATTTTCTGGATTATTATTTTCTTTGTTTAAATCTATGTGGTGAACGCTCTCATAGGTGTTTAAATACCTATCTAGCTTTAATTCAACAATATACCTATGCTCATAGATATAGCCGCTAGAATTGCAATGTGGATGTTCTGGAGCATATAGTTGAATATACTTGCTTGAAAGATATTCTTTTTCCACAAAAATCATCTCATTTCTAAAAACGCTAGGTTGCCAATATTCTAGCAAAGTGGCAGCAACCTAGCGTGACATTTTGAAATTATATATTAATCTTCTTCAAATTCTTCTACAACTGCTTTCCCAATTGGAGTTTTACCATTGACACAATTTTTAAGCAATGTTGATGGGAATGTGCGAATAGCTTTTCTTTCTGCAATGTGCGTTTCAAATAAATATTCTTCTTTTGGTTTTATAATTGGGTTGCCTTCTGCATCTAATTTTTTATTTCCATTTTCGTCAACAACATATTTTGAAATACCCACTTTAGGCAAATACATAACTCTTGCTGGAATTTTTTCTGTAAATATAGTTGTTAAACCTTGTAGTCTTATTGCCTTACCGTCTTTAAGAGTTTTTTGAACAGCCACTGCATAACCCTTTAAAAATAATCTAACGTCTTTTTGTGCTAGACCTGTTTCTTTTGATATTAAACGAACAAACTCTAAAAGTGAAATATAATCAGCACCCTTAGCTCTGTCTCTCAATGTTTGGATTGGTTTTCTTTCTTCCATGTTAAAAATCCTTCTTTCAAAAAATTGTATTATTTTTATATTTATTTTTGTTTTGATAGAAAAAAATATTTGTTTTCCTATCCACTATACTCAAGTTTAACAAATCTGTAACTCAAGCTACTATGTGGATTGTGGCGTTAAAAAAAAACAAATTCCTCGTTTTTTATATTTTTATATTTTTTTAAAAATCGTATAAATCTATTTTATTGTTTTTAATTTTTATGAAAACACTATAATTTTCTGAACACATAGACTATTTTTCACACCCAAAGAATAAAAAATATTTTCAGAGACCAGTAGAATTTTAGAATTTTTCATAAACAGGCTAAATTATCATACACGAAAAATAAAGCTGTTTTTAGCCACTTTAGATTTTCTAGTATAATTTGACCTGTGAGCAATAAAAATGCTGTAGCGTGCTTGCTAGTAGCCTTAGAATTGATGTTTGAAATATAATTGAAAATCAAACTTCCTACAAACAAGTACAAGTGGGGGTAGTGCTGCTGAGGGCAGCACGGCTCAAACTGAATTGCAAATAAACTGAAATATAAACAAATTGAATTGCAAACAAATATAAAGGAAACTATAATGCAAAATTTGTTCATTAGAAAACATCCTCTTTTTTGGGGATAATATATTATTATATATATACTTGTACCAAAAAAGAGGATGTTTTAAAAACCAATTTGACCTTAGGTAATCCTTATGGATTATTAAAAGGATTTTTAGAGAAA